CGACAGCTTCAACTGCTGAGTGACGAGCTTCAGCGCCTGCTCGGTCTGGGAGACCTTCTGTTTTGCCTGCTCCAGCTGGGCGGCCAGCTTTTTCGTTTCCTCGGAGTTCTCGCCGGTCTCAGCCTTACTCTTTTCATAGGCGGCCTCGAGATCGGCCACCTTCTGCTTCTGCGCTGCCAGCTTGTCCGTCAGGGTCTGCGCAGAGGTCTGAAGCTGCGCCGTCACCTGTTTGAAATTGGTGATCCCGGTGGCGGCGTTGGTGCAGGAAGCCTGCAGCTTCGTCATCTGTCCTTCGAACTTGGACAGGGAGCCTTCAAACTGGGTCGTGTCAAGGGACAGGCGGACAATAAGGTCGGACATTCCGGACGCCATGGGGAATCACCTCCTTCGTTATTTCTTTCGATCAGGTTTCGGCATATGCTCACAGTGGCATTTGAACACCGCGTGCAGTTTCCGCAGGGTGCTTTTCCAAAATACAGCTTCACTCATGTTCAGCACTACGGTCCCCACGTAATACAGCAGCACCCAGTCCACAGATTCCTGCGCACCGGATGCTGCCGTATCAAACGAGTCCCACAGCGCCTTTACCGAGGGTCGGGAGCCACGGCTTTCTCCGCATCGCCGGTGTCTTCAGGCAACGCGGCGGTCAGCGCCTCCGTGATCTGCTCCATAATGTGTTCCACATTCGTCAGCGAGATCATCGCGCCGACCTGGCGCTCTGTCAGGTTTTCATCCTCGTGCAGCAGCCCTGCCCACAGCAGCGTGCGGGTGGCTTTCACAGAGCCCTGCTGCATCTTCTGGAACGCCTGATCAAGGGAGCCGAATTTGTCCTCCAGCTCCGCAAAGGCGTTCAGGTCGAAAAGCAGCGTGCGGGGTTTGTCCAGTTCAATGGGAATACGCACTTCCCGGATGTCATGCAGCGCCATAGTTTAGCCCTCCCCATTGGTCTCTTTGGTTTCTTCGTAGACCTCGTTGAACCAGCTGTCCACGCCGGTGAATTCCGGGTCGCTGGTGTCGGCAGAGATCTGCCAGTTGCCGTCATAGTCGCGCTGGACGAAGGTACCGGTCAGCTTGGGCTGACGCCAGGCGGGAGAATCATTGCTGGTGGAATATTCATCCTCGACCAGCTGGAACTTGCCCTTGTACAGCCACACGCAGCGAAACTGGTTCGGCTGGGGCTGGCTCATGAAGCCGATGGCCACATACGGGGCCTCATCGCTGGCGTTCTGCACCATGACGCCCTTTTCGTACTTATGGCCCAGCAGGACCGCCTGCGCCTTCATGGGAAGCGCCGCCAGCTCCAGCTCAAGGGTGATATCGCCCAGCTGGGAGGCGATGTCGAATACGCCGTCATCCGCCCACAGCTTTTCCTGATTGGTGGTAGGCGAAATGCTGGCGGAGATCGCGCCAACCAGCGGCTCAGGCTTGGCGTAGGTCACTCCCTCCGTGGTATCGCTGGTCAGCAGGGCGTAGTGGATATTGCGCAGCGACTGCCGCTGCGCCTTGACAGTGGTATTCTGAGGCATATCAATTCTCCTCTCTCACTCCCAGGGAAACGGGAGCTGTTCTTTGATGGTATAGGTGGCGGATTTCACGTAGATGTCCATATCCTGCAGATAATCGTCCTGCACCTGTCCGTACCGCTGATAGCCGTTCCGGCGCATGGTTTTGTGCAAAGCGGCGTTGATGGGATACAGCAGATTTTCCCGGGCGTAGATGTCGATGCGGAAGGTGATCTCTTCTTCCAGCGGCTGGTCATCGGCGAAGCGGGTGTATTCACGATCCGCTTCAAACACGGCCAGTCTGGGAAAGACCTCCGCCTCCGGGGAAAGGATCTGATAGATGGCGGGATTGCCGTATGGGTCGGTGGCCAGGAGCGCTGTCAGCTCTTCGCTTTCCAACAGCTCGTCCACCAGGGTCGATGCGTCCAATGGTGATCACCTCACTTGATGCCCAGCCGGGCTTCTATCTCGTGCTTCACGGTCTCCATAGCTTCATCACCGCGCGCCTCCGCGCTTTCGCGGATAAAGGCGCGTTCTTTTATGCGCTTTGTGCCGTACTCGAGGTATTTCCAGTAATAGCTGGGGCCGTTCACGCCGCCGACGACCGTCACGCCGGCGGTGTATTTGCTTGCCGAGACACTGGTAGTCAACTGATCCGCCAGATGCTTCGCCGTCCTGCCCTGGGTGGCTGGATGCCCATGCGCGCTGCGGGGCGCTCGGACATGGGCTTCTTCTTTGATGATCTCCGCGCCCTTGCGGAGCGCTTGTCCGGCAGCGCCGCGCGCCTCTTTGCCCATGTTCTTCACACGGGTCCCCAGGTCTTTCAGCCCGTCAATTCTGACATTTGCCATCTGGCGTCACCGTCCTTGCCAGTATCTCCAGCGCCTCATGCCGGTTGTTTTTATCGAGGATAGAGGTGATGTCGTACACCGTACCATCCAGTCTGATCCGCATCTCGGCGGATACGTCCTTCCGGTAGCGGATGGTGAAGCGCACCTCGTTTTCCCGATTGATGGCCGCTGCCTCCCAGAACTCTCTGCCTGACAGCGGCTCCACGCAGCACCAGCATGTGAAGGTGCTTTCCCAGCGTTCCCGACTGATGCCATGCTCCATACTGACAGTGCGGCGCAGGAATTCGGCGCGGCTGCGCAGTCTGCTGGGATACAGCGGATTCTTCTTCACGGGCGTCCCTCCCTGACGGAAAAGAGCAAAGATCGGAGAGTAAGAAGCAGGGCGTGATGGTCCGCTTCCTCCCGGTGCTCATACAGGTATGCCAGCGTGAAATACATCGCCACGCGCAGAGATGCCCGGAGAGAAATCACCGCTGCACTGTCATCTGCGGCAGGTTCAGCGTCCACCGCATTCCATTCCTCATCGTTCAGCCGCGCCACATCGGCGCACAGCCTTCCGGCGGAGAGAAGGAGACTGCCGATCAGCGCGTCATCGGCATCGGTGTCCACCCTCAGGTACTCCTTGGCCTCAGCCAGTGTAATCAGCGCCATTCGACAGCCTCCCTCCCGTTATTCGCCATCGGCATCTTCGTCCGCAGTAGTGTCAGCAGCCATAAGGCCGGCTTCCTTCAGCTTTGCCAGCAGCGCATTGAAATCATCCTTCAGGGCAGCAACGGTAGCAGCTGTGCTGGCAGCCTGGTTCTCTGCAGGAGTAGAGCCAGGGAGCCCCTCTACAGAGGCTCCCTCTTCAAACACCAGCTTTCCGCCGATATGGGTGACGTCGCCGCCCTGCTCGGTGTAGTTCTTCACGTTATAGCTCATAGCCGCGCCCTCCTCACTTCATCTGGAGCAGCTGGATACCCTCAGGCAGGATCACCTTGCCGTCCACGCGCTCGGTGGCCACAAAGCCGATCTGCCCGTTGGTGGCATACAGTTCATTCAGGCGCTGCACCGTGCGGCCCATGCGGTCGCCGATCCAGTAATTATTGAAATCACCAAAGGCGATGGGCAGCGCGCCGGCCGCCATGGTCGGCGCATAAGGAGACGTCACCAGGTCGAAGCCCAGCAGCTTGTCAGGCTGACCCGCCTGCAGGGCAGGCTGCCACAGGTACACGCCGTTGCCGTCCTTCAACTTGCGGATAGCGGACACAGTCGCGTCGTTCATCAGGAACTTCGCGTTCCTGCGATAGGGAGACTTGAGCGCGTAGATCAGGCTGATCAGCTCATCGGCAGTCACAGCGTTGGCTGCGGCGGCCGTTACGCCTACCGTGCCGCCGTTGGCGGTGAAAATGCCCGTAGGCTGGTTGGTGCCAGTGCCCACGCAGAAGGCCTGCTCCTCAGCCACACCGAAGGCGCGGGCGATCTCAGCGCTGATGTAGCTCTCCAGGTCAAACTCGGAATCCTGGAGAAGCTCCACGCTCACGCGCAGCAGGTCGGTCAGCTTGAAGGCGTCGATCTGCTTCTGGCCGAAGGTCGGATTGCTCTCGGTGTAGGCCGCGTTCTCAGCCGTCCAGGTGGCCACGGAATGGCCCACGGCGATGGGGATCTTCCGGTCATGATGCGTGGTGATGACCTTGGCGATGGAGCGGATGATATTGCTCTCTTCCAGCTCCGTCACGATCTGATGCTCAAACTCGGTGGGTACCAGGTAGCCGCCGTCCGCATCGGTGCTTTCGGACAGTACGTTGTGGATGGGCGTCTTGCCCCTCAGATGCCTGCCGAAATCCTCGCGGTAA